TAAATGCATGGAACAAATCTAATAACATATAAGTTTGTCCAAACCCATCATGTGCATTGTTTATAAAAACATCAACGTCATTGCATTGTTTAATAATACGTTTTCTGTCAATACGGTTATTAATGTCGTAGCTAGTACTTTTACTAAATCCAATAAAGTTTACAACTGATTCAGATATAGCTTTTCCTATACCCGATGTATGTCCTGTTATTGCGTATTTCATCTATCACCTAATATTGTAACTACTAAATGTAATCTTTCATCCGTACTACCGTTAAATGCAGTATGAGGAACAACTGTATTTGTCCAATACCATTGATTTTGCTTTAGATGTTTACTTTCGTTTTCGATTACCATATAACACCCGTCTTGTGTTTTTATTGGATAATGTAATCTTGGAGTGTTATCGTTATGCCATGTTAAACAAGTCTTTGGTCTAGAATTCATTATTCGTATTCTACCAACTTTGTATTTTTTAGTTATACTATTGTATACATCTTCGAACAATGAATCTTTAAATCCTGTACAAAGTACTTCAAAACTATCATCTTTCAAAGGAACTTCTCTACGAGGTACTATAATTTTTCCGTGTTCAGTTGTGTAAGAGTTGTCCCAATCTAAAAATAAACTTCCTCTTCCTGTTAGGCAATTTGACGGATCGTCTTTGGTTGCATTTAAACAAATTTGATCTTTGTCATTTTTATACCACCAAATCTTTTTTTCGTTGAGTAGTTTTAAAAACTCTGTATGCAAATCATATACAGGAAGATCGTTAAGTTCGACAAAATTCATTTGCATTAGTTCTTTTCTCCTACTAGTATTTTATTTGGAGTTTCACGGTCACTGTTAACATAATCTCTCCAAAGTGTTGCGTTTTCAAGTTCTTGTTCATATTCTTCTTGTGTATATTTGCCAATACTAAAGTTACCATCTAAGTCCCAAACGTCTGCTACAAAATGCCATCTATCAGTATTACTTCTATTTAAAACATTGTGGTATGGATGTACATATGCAAGATAACTATTTCCCTCTTCAAGTATGTAACTTTCGTTCCCATGAATAAAATCAGTGCCTGCATCTGTTATAATAGGAATATGGAATCTATAAAAGTTACCATCAGTGTGCTTTTTAATTTCTCCACTTGGATGAATATATGATAGTCTTGCTCTTCTAGGATTCATATTTTTTTCATGTAGAAAATCTAAGATTTCTTTAAAATATCCAGTACATGCACTTGTTTCTATACTATAGTCTAACATGTGATAAATTTTATGTTGCCTAGCATAGTCTAAATTAAAATATACTTTCGGATCAGGATCTGTCATATCTTGTTCATCATATCGCGGATATTGTATTTCTACATTAAAATTGAATCCGCTTTGCAAAGAACCGTCTTGACTAGATAATGCAATACCATGTAATCCACCATCTCTTTGTTCGTTAACATTGTTATACTCTAATATACGATACAGTTCAGACTTTAATCTATCTTTGTTAAACTTCCAATCATTTTTTACCACATGAGTCAAATCAGCAACCTTTCTTTGTTTGGTAAATTATCATAATCCACTCCAAATATTAAAACGATTCTAGTGTTATCGCTACTGTTTGTTACTCTATGTAACCAACCTGTATTAACAAAATAGCTTTTACCTCTTTGCATATCCAAACTAATTTCTTCGGTTTTTGTTTTCCATTGGAACAAACTTCCGGCTGTATTAACAGGTATTTGTACTCTACACAACACACTTGTATCAGTATCTATATGATAGTTTAGTTCATTGCCTCCATGCATAACACTTATACGTGCTCTATAGGGTGCGTTAAATTTATCTTTAAGGTATTGTTGTATAGCAGTTGTTTTTAAATCATCTCTCCAACTGTTATAATTTTTTTCATCAATTTCACTGTCCGCATTGTTATCTAGTTGCTGCAATAGTATTTGACTGTATGTTTCACTAGCAGTAAATGCACTTTTAACATCACAATGTTGTGATATCTGATAATTGTCACCGCCCAAATCATTACCTGTGTAGTTATTGGCAATTTCCAATATCTCATCTAACACTGATTCGGGAACGTTATCTGTTACTTGTCCGTGAGTTTGCATCTGATGCCTACGTGGTCCATTTTTACCACTTACTCTGCTTCTTCTTGTATCGTGTATAAGGCAATTATCGGTCATAATTTTCCTTCCATTTTTGAATACTTATACTTTTTAAAGGCAGGCTATAATTATTAGAACAAATAACTTGCCAACTTGCAGGATCATCGTCCTGTGGATAAGTTTGATACAGTCCTTCTAAGACTTTCCATTCATTTTGTTTCTTATATTTATTGTTTAGTTTTTCGGCTAACAATGCCAACGTTCCTCGTCTACGTTGAAACTCCACACTGAAAAATAATCTGGTAATATTATTTTGTTTTGCCCATTCTAATTGTGGATCTAACATTAGTGTTGCTGGTGTTTCAGTATCTCTTTCATAATTCATATTTTTACGTCTGTATTGTGGATTGTAATATGTTCTAGTTAGTAATCTTGCACAACCTTCTGGAAACATATGAGTTTGTACACAACTCATAGCAATCATTTCATCATTATCTTCTACTAGGAAAGTCCATAGTGGATATTTTTTATATCGGTTTGGTATGCTCCATGCTAGATTTGGATTGAACCAATCTTTATTTCTATCATTATTTGCATAAAATTTCTTACAGTAATGTAAGAATTCCAACTCATAATTTTCTAATGTAAGTATTTTCATTTTTTAACAAACGCAGGATCAAGCCATTCGTTTAATGTATCAGGTCTAGAAACTACTACAATATAATCTGCGTTGGCTTTAAGTTTGCTATATGCGTCAGTCAACTGGCCTTTCCATGGAGCACCTACGCAGAGTGTAATCTTTTCTTGTGGATCAGGATCAATACTGTGAGCATGACTTCCATCTAATACGTAACTATCATAGTTTCCTGGCATGTAAACTTTGTTTAGTTTTTTATCTAAAAAATATAGTTTATTAATAGCACCATTTAGCACTAGTCTATATTTGTCCTGCAATGTACCAATTTCTTCTTTTGTACTGTCTAAATGTGTATGTAATCCTGTATTAGGAGCAGTTCGTAGAATTGTAACTCTACCCGGAGGCTCCATCCATGGAAATATTTTTTCTTCTAATACATGTTGCATAACAGGACATTGATTGCCGGCTGACGTATAATTAAATTCACCGTTTGTAGTATTATGATTGGGGTCCCTACCACCTAGTCTACCACCACCGTTCCATATTGCAATCATTCTGCAACCTCTGAATTCATTGTAGTGGTGCATATCATCAGAAAGTGCAAGCACTTCATCAAGCATTGCTTGTTTCTCTTCTTTAGTTACACCTATGTCAACTGCACCAAACGTAAATTTCATGTTGCCTCTTAATTAGTTTTGATTAATTTAATAAACCATTTAGTTGGATCAAACTGCCACCATTCTTGTCCAATAGCCCAACTGCCTGCCCGTCTGTGATGATTTTTGTGCCAACCTTCACCTGCTGTTAAGATATTTGCTATCCAACTATTATTAGGTTGAGCACCTCTGTGTCCTAGTATATTAAGTATTCCATATCCATGAAATGCTAGTACAACCGGTATTGCATATCCAAATATCATAAACAATGGATCAATTGCTGTAAACAATATAATAATGGCAATATTTAAATAAAAGTAATATTTGTGGAACCATCTTAGGATTTTGTCTTGTAATAAACGTTTAATGAATTTGCGTTTAATTTTAAAACCATATCCCCATGTGTTTACATATACTGCCCACATACCTTTGACACTGTGACTGTGTGGGTCTAGTTCTGTATCACTATGAGCATGATGTTGTCTGTGTGTAGCAGCCCAAGTCATTGCAGGACCAGCACCAGCAAACATACCTAATATATTTACTGCCCACGGATACCATTTGCCTGTTTTAAAACTATTGTGCGAATAGTATCGGTGATAACCACCACTAATTGCTACAATTGCGATAATATACCACCAAAATAAAGATATAGAAAACATCCACAATTCACCATATAAAAATGCTGGAATCAACATTACGTGACAAAATGTATGATTTATAAGTAATTTTGTTGTATTTTCCATATACACTTCCTAATAATTCATTTGTGATTCAGTTGAGTTGTATTCTGCCTCTGTTATAGTCTCGATGTCACTTATTACTAAATATTCATCAAATGATTGCAATAACATTGTTAGATCATAATGCATAGCAGATGCGTGATTCTCATATCGGTAGTAATTGGTCTGGACAACCCTACAACCGTCATCTATTCTGGTAGTTTTTCTATTATCACTAGTTTCAAGCTCTTCTTCATCAGCTAGCCGATCTAACAGTTTAGTGAACTTAGGTAAACCAATTTTTTCTTCAAACCACACCAGGTATTGGTCATGTGTTTTTCCATCGGGGTAATCTATTGTAACTGTAAATTTATATGCCATTTTTGTTTTCCTTTTGTTCATCATGCCATTTACTATATCTGTCTACTGCAAGCATAAGTGTATTATGTGTATCATCAAACCAATCTTGAACACGATAGTCTATATTAATTGGTGGTTGAAATATTTGATTAGTATCATCATATATGCTTTCTTTGATGGTGTCCATCCATACTACGAAATCTGCATTAAATGCTTTTCTATTTTCATCCAATGGACAGATAAAGTCTGCAACAACAGTTTTTCCGGCAAGTTCAATTCCATCTGCTAAATGACGCATACGTTCTGCTTGTCGTATACGTCCTTGTATACTAAAGTCCCAATCATCATACATTGTTCGCACATTATCTGCATTTAGCCATACTCCATTAATTAGTTTTGAAAAGGGTTCGGCCAACGTCGATTTGCCACTTCCTGGTAATCCACAAATTAATATTTTCATATGTTATTATATCCAAAAAAGTAAAATGGTCTGAACATTGTTCTGAACATTGTTCAGACCATCATTTATTATTTTCCTTTGTTTACGAAATTGTAAAATTGTTGCGCTGCTTCAAGAATTTGTTCTGTTCCTGGAACTTCTGGCATTTCTACCTTTGTCACAACTTCATCGTGCTCTTTTCGAACAGATGTTTCAAACATGCCATATTTTGCATAATAGTCTTGCCACATTTGTGATTGTGCCATTTCTAATACTTGAGTACGAATTTCATAACCATTTTTATTAAAAGTTACTTTAGGAAGTGAAGGAGGTGTCATTTTCTGAAATGCTTCTGTAAATGCCTCTGGTTTCATTCCTGTGTTTTTGTATAAATCGCTGAATTTTTCAGCCATTTCTGTCATTTGTTTAATATCGAACATATTGTTTTCCTTTGTGTTTATGTGTGTGTGTAGTGTAACTATTCTGTTGCTAGGTCAGTTACCAACCCCCACGTGCTTAAATTAAGCCGCTAATGCCATTTCTGGCGCATAATTTGCGTTTGCAATTATAAAGTTTGTTCGCGGTAACGGCGCTTACATCCCGGTAACTCCATTCATCTATCTTGTCAGTCGATCCTAGTTCAGCCCCATCAAAAGCACACTTATCTAAATGTGTTTATGGTGGAGCTGCGCGGTACTGCCCCGCGGTCCTGTCCAATCATCAAATCACTTCAACGTTACATTCTATTTATAACATATTTTAATAGCGTTGTCAATAGAAAAGGCAGTGCGTCGATTCACTGCCTTCCACTATTAAAGTCCGTTAGGTACAATGATATAATGAATCATCAGTACTAGTGCCACAGAAGCACCAAGTCCTACCATCATTTTACCAAAGTCTTTTGCTACTAGCGGAAACACACTCTTTGTTTTCTTCTTGCCAAAGTATGTAGCCATAGCCAACTCACGTCCTGCTAATAAGCCAACAAACACCCAAGTTGTACTCATTGGAATGTCGTTTAGTTCTTTAAAGAAGTACAAGCACAACCAATAGAACAAGTCAATCAGCGTTGCACTGCGCACATAACGTGTGTTATGTTTCTCTAATACAATCTGTTGTATCTTACCGCCACGTTCTCTAAACATAAAGAACAAGCCTACTACAAACACTGCACTGATAAACACCATTAAGTCAACTGGAATAACTCTTGGTAAGAACACTGCAATATTGGCAATGTCGTGTGATAACCAAGTCCACCACAAGCCGCCTGTTGCTACCCATTGTGCAATACGCCAGTAGTTCTTGTTGCTTTCGCTAACTGGCTTTGTTTCATCGTACCATTTGCCAAAATATTTGTGTATTGTAAACCATACTACATATGCAAAGCCTGCTGCAACACCGTAGCCCATGATTGATTTCATCAGCATCTTCTCAAGCACAAAGGTACTTGCGAACACAGACAACACTAGAAATGATGTTGATACTGGCACACCCATTCTAGTTAGTGCAACTAGAATAAGAGGTGCTGCTGCATGATACCATTGCACTTCTTGCCAGGGTATCTTGTTTAGTCTTCCGTAACTGATGTCTCCACCATTTACACTCCAGCCATACCATAGTGTGGCTAATAGGACAGCGGATGCTGCGATCCATAATGTTTTGTAGTTAAATCTCTCATTGTTTGATGCCATCCATGTACCGAGAGTTTGTACTGAATCATTTGCTATTACTGCATAGGCAGCAAGTAGGAACCCTGTCAGGCTCCATAAAGTGAGTGCGTCCATATTATTTCTCCTCTGCTTGATGGCTTTACCCCATCGCTCACGTTAAAGATAGGCTCGACGTTGCCTACACATTATTTATAACATATTATAATGGTAATTTCAAGTGTTAAATTTATTCTTAATAATTTCAACCACTCTGTCAGATAGAACTATCTCATAATGATTTCTATCTACTTCTGCATATTCTATATCGTCACGGCAAGTCATACTTTTACGTGTGACAATACCATCATTCTTACCTGATATCCATGGTACATCGCCAACTGTTGTGACTACCTGAAGCCAATTACACGAAATATCAATATTACGACTGCCTCTGATAAATCTACTATGTGTTGTAATGTCACTAAACATTTCATAGCCTGAAAAGAACTTCATAGAAGCACCCCACACAGCAATCTCACTGCCATTAAAAGGTGTTGCCAAACTAACAACATTCTTTATTGTATCAAATTCACTTTGTAAATAAGTTGCATATACACCGCCAAGACTATGTGCTATTACAAAAAATTCATCGTCTATATTATTTAAAGTTTCCATCATTATAGCAAGATTATCAATTGCTGCAGTATATTTACTATAATTCAAATATATAGGATCTTTACAATTCAACGATTTCTGAATGAAGGCAAAACTTCGTTCACTTGCAGTTGCACCATGTATATACACTATTCTCATTCATTCAAGTCCTGATAATGTTATGCTTGCGATCCATAAACATCTTTGCTGTTTCAACTGCTACTGCTGCATCCCTGCAATACGCATCTGCGCCAATTGCTTTTCCAAATTCTTCATTCAATGGAGCACCTCCTACTAATATAGTATAATCATCACGCATACCCTTTTCAGTCATTACATCAATAACAACCTTCATATATGGCATCGTTGTTGTAAGTAACGCACTCATACCTAATATATCTGGATTATGTTCTTCAATTGCATCAAGGTAAGCCTGTACATCATTATTAATACCAATGTCATATACATCAAACCCAGCACCTTCCATCATCATGCCAACTAGATTTTTGCCAATGTCATGTATGTCACCTTTAACTGTACCGATAACCATAGTTCCAACTTGTGGTGCACCAGTCTCAGCAAGAAGCGGTTTGAGAATAGACATTCCACCTTTCATTGCATTTGCTGCTAGTAATACTTCTGGAACAAATAATATACCATCACGGAAGTCTATGCCCACAATAGTCATTCCAGCAACTAATGATTCTGTCAATACACGATATGGTTCCCAACCACGTTCTAAAAGAATATTAGTACCGTCTTCGACTTCCTCTTTGAGTCCATCGTAGAGATCATCCCCCATTTGAATTACAAGTTCATCATCAGATAACTCTGACAATATAATATCATCATCTTCCATTTCTGTTCCTCACTTATATAGATTATTATATCTATTTATAAGCAATAAAAAAAGGGGACTGTTATAAACAATCCCCTTTTATAATTTATAACTTTATTATATTAGAATGCAAAACTTAGTGTAACTGATGGTGTTACTGTTTCATCATCTACATTATAGTTAACATCTGTTTCTACAACAACATCAGAAAAACCAAACTCATGTCCTACACCGACGTTTTCTAGTAAATCGTCTTCATCACCATTGATATATGTTGTTAGACCATATGTACTAACAGTAGAATCTAATTCATATGCGAATGTATCTGTTTCATATGATACAGTCGTACCAAGTGCAACACCTGTAACTTCTACAGTATCAACCCGTGCACCCCAAGTATATTCTTCAGATGTGCGATTATAATCCATAGATGCAGTTACATCTGCAACTACCAAATCAACATTATATGCAAGTTGTACATTTGACACTTCGGTAACATCAGTTGTGATATCAGTGAAACCAACTGCTACAGCGGCTGGGCCGTATGATAATGCCAATGATTCATCAATAGTTGGTTCTGCGATTGATGAAAAGTCGGATGTTGCTTCTACAAAAATACCGTCTTGGTCACCAAATGTTACGGTTGCATCTGCAACTTCTGTGCCAACATGCCATTTATCTAGTTCGATTGTGTCACCGTCAACTGATTCAAAATCTAGTCCAAGAGTTGCTACGCCTTCGCCCGCATCAACATCAATACCGATTGTGGTTGTTGCTTCATACTTATCAGTTGTTTCATTTTCAGCAACTTTCATTTCTACAGAAGCACCAAGATCAGCAGAAAATGAAGTTGTAGCCATTAAAATAGTAGCTACTGTTGTTAGTAATAGTTTCATTATTATATTTCCTTTTAAACAAAAAATATGAGCAGGTATTAACTGCTCATACTACTCTACTTATACTAATATAATACATTTTTGCTTAATTATCAAGAGGGTATGAAACTAATACTGACGATTGTGTTATTTATATCACACCTTAAATTATGCTTTTGTTTTTTTCTTTGCCTTGGGTTTTGCCTTAGATTTAGTTTTGGTGGCTATCTTTTTTGGTTTAGTAGTTGATATGATTTTTTTATCATACCAACCCCACCGTTTTAATAATGGTTCAACCGCGTGTTTAACCTGCGAATCGTTCCAATTATATAACTTTTTGACATCATTAAAAAGTTTATCTTTATCATCATAGATATCTATCATATTAATAATGTTTTTATCTATGTCTATCCAATTCATTCAGATTTCCAGATAGTCCAGATGCCATAAGCAATCGCTGCATACGCAATTAAATCAACTGGTACAATAAGCATTGCGATCCCAGTTGCAACCAATGCAGCACCGTCGAGTGTTGTACGTTCTTTTAGTCTATTTTTAATCCAATTAATCATTTTTTTTCTCCTCTAATAATTTATTATAAAATAGTTCTTCATCTGGACAATTATTATGTTCAATTTGAATAGTTGTATGTACTATTTTATAATTATCGATTAACAGTTTCTTGGTATTATATATTGTATCATCACATTCGCCATCATCCAATATATTAATGTGCATAGCGGCTGAAATTTGCCCGCTTGCTAATTCCCATATATGTATATGGTGAACATTATTAACATGATCCACATTTGTCATAATGTCTTTTACTATAACATCAATGTCGATATGTTCTGGTTTTCCAGTCATTAGTATTCTAATACAATCTTTTAATAATTCCCATCCACTTTTTAATATTAAACTGGCAAGGACTACACTTATAATAGGATCAATATAATACCAATCAGTAAAGTATATAACAATACCACCAATTATAGCACCGACACTGCCTAAAATATCAAGTAAGATATGAAGTATCACCCCACGCATATTGATATTGTGTCCATCATGATGATGATGCACTACTTTAAATAATATCAAATTAACGATTAGTCCAGTGATTGCGATTGGCAACATCCAATATATATCAACCATTTCAGGATTTAATATTCTATATATTGCTTCATATATTATATACGCAAATAGTCCTATCCACATTAACGCATTTAAAAATGCAGCAATAACTTCCGCTCTCATAAATCCATATGAGTATGTTTCAGTTGGTGGTTTGCGACCTATCCAAAATCCAAATACTGCGATAATCATTGCCAATGCGTCAGTTGAAAGATGTAATGCATCACTTAGTAATGCAAGTGAATTACTTATATGAGCACCAAATAATTCAATGACAACAAACATTACTAAAATTAAAATGCTTATTTTTAGTGCACGTTCTTCTTTGCCTGCTTTTCTGATATGATACTGATTATGTTTCATTAGTTTTTTTCTTTATATTATATAGTTCTCTGATACCATTTTCAATACTGATAGATGGGCTCCATCCAAGAAGTTTACTTGCTTTAAATATGTCAGCAAGTGTTTCACTCGCATATCCTTTGGGTTTCTCTTGATATTCTATTTCTAGATTAGGAAAAAACTCTCGCAATATTTCAACTACTTGATTTACAGAAACGTTTTCTCCTGTCCCCACATTAAAAATTTCACTCTTTACTTTAGATTCCATACTTGCAATACATGCACGTGCTACATCACTAACGTGTATGTAATCTCTTCTATATTCACCATCACCGTGGACTGTCAATGGTGTATTTTCATTAGCCATGCGATAAAATCTACTAATCATTAATCCATTGGTATCATCCGATGGCTGTTCATCGCCATATACTGTGAAAAAACGCAATACATTATAATTTAGTCCAAAAACGTTTTTATATTGTTTACACAATTGCTCACCAAATAACTTAGTCATTGCATAATAATTTAATGGATCAGGTTTATGAAATGGTTTATGAGGTATGGGATTATTTCCATATATACTTGATGAACTTGAAAACACAAATTTACGAATTCCCACCGCGTGTGATGCAGTCAACATATTACGTGTTCCAGTAACATTTATATCAAAATATAAGTCCGGATCAATAAAACTATCTGGTATTCGTGTCTTTGCTGCCAGATGAATAACAAAATCTTTGCCAGCAGTTGCCATTATGCACTTGGCGGCACTTTGTATGTCGCCCTTAATATACTTTACCATTTTAAAATCATTGGGCTTTTCAGCAATGTCCAAAACAGTTACTTCATAACCTTTTCTTAATAATTGCCTGACAACTTCTCTGCCCACAAAACCAGCGCCGCCAGTTACAAGAACTTTACCTTTTGCTAACATATGAATTCTTTCTTAATTTCTTGATTCAACATATTTAGTCTATTAACGTTTGTATCATTATAACAGAATAATAACCAAATAGCAAGCATTATTTAACTTGACGGAGTGTCACAGTTGCACTACACGCATACCGAGTCTTCGCAAAATGCAGTTGTTTTTAGTGTTTTTTAGTGTTATATTACTATAAATAAAAGTGTAAGATAAGCGACCTCAGCTTATAAAAAATGAGTGGCACTGGGAAAGACTAGGGTATTGCTTCCCTCAAGCATCAAACAATTTGGAGAAACTGAATGACACTAAACCTATTTAGTGCCCTAGCAAATCTTTTTGGAGGATTTCCTAATAGGGCAACAAAACGCTCAGACTTAATGACTTGGGCAAAAACAGAGTATGCACGTGATTGGGAATTTGCTTACCAATACATGCTTGATAACAGTGGCAAAGCGCCATCACACAGACACACACAAGGAATAACACATGATTAATAAACTAGTAATAGCATACAAAAATTTTAGAACCGAAATGGATTATAGAAAGAAAGTTCGTACAACAATCAAAGAACTGTCTGCACTTTCAAACTATGAACTAAATGATATCGGAATTTCACGTGGTGAAATATATAATATTGCAATCACATCATATAATAAACCAGAACGTCTAGTAGTTGAAGATATTGAAATAACAGTAAATGAAAATCTAAGAGGGGCAGTATAATGACTACATTAGTAATGGAATATACGGTAAATCCTTTTTGGAATGCTCTTAAAGTATTTGGTCGTGGCACATGGAACTTCTTAGAGTCAGTGGGATATGCAAGAGCCGCTGCTGAACTACATCGTCAAGGCTTCTACAAAGAAGCTAAAGACTTGATGTTAATGGACAGGAGTTGATACAATGACAGGTGATATAGCAACTATGGGCGCAATGATTGGCGCCGGACTAGCAACATTAGGAATGGGTGGTGCTGCAATCGCAGTAGGAATTATTGTCGGTAGTGTATTTAAAGTTATGCCTAAAAAGCCTGACAACGGAACAATGTTTATTGGTGTTGCATTTGCAGAAGCATTAGGTATCTTTGCATTCTTAGTAGCACTACTACTAATGTTTGCAGTTGTATAATGGTTGGTGAACAACATATGGAAATATCAGCACAAGTAGTGCAGAAGTTAGGTTTCTATATGTTTGTGATAATGACTTCACTACTAATAATATGCATAGGATTTGGTTTCTATGCAGTAATTGATAAGTTCAAAGAACCAAATTGGAAAGAGGCATGCCTTGAAAAGGGTGGAGTACCAGTTCAACTAGATAAATCAATGTTTGATTGTAAAGGAATATAATATGTTAAAAAGATTTGTAAAAGCAATGGAATACCGTTCATACTGTATGGCAATTCGTGAATTACGCAACAAAGGCTTATATAAAGAAGCACAACGTGTCAGTGAATATAAGCACAATATGTATCCTACTACTTAGTAGTATGATCGAAGTTAATTAGGACCAGCAATGAAATGTAGTTTGAGCATTATGCCTTCTACATCTGCTGGTTCAAGATAAGGTATAACATCATCTCCGGTATGTATACCAGGTAGTTGAACAAAATTATTATCCTTGAACACTGCAATTTCATAAAGTTTTTTGCCTGGTTCTTGAATCACACTCAAATCATAATTACCAAAAGACCGTTTGGCTTGAAAGTGTTGCGGTCGTATTTCATTAAATTGTAAATCACAAAAATTCATCTAACGTATCCTCAAATTTTTCTTCTATTAATTTAATATGCTTGCATTTTTTAAATGCCGGGCAATCACAAGTAAACCCCTTATCAGTCATTTTAATTGTATATATATTACCCTTGCTGCCTGATACATACCATTCAGTATCAACTGCCCAATGACCCTTAGTATTAATCAGGTCACTGGGAAATATACGTGGTCCATACTTTGCCATTATATAGTTTCAAATCCAAAGTTTGCTACAACTGAACGATTGCCATCAGCATCTTCAATAATATTTCCAACTGAAATACTAGACATTTTTCCAAACCGCTCAATACGATCTTCTGGTCCAATATTTCCTACTTCAAAAACATGATCAAGGCTGTCAGCAATAATGTTTGCAACATGAGTATAACATTCATCAAATTTCATAGCAGCCTCTTTAAAATTTCCAAATGTGGCATCTGCATATGCAGTTGCTTTTTCGTGACAATTCCAGCCCTCTTTATTAACTAGTTCTACTAGTTTTTCATCTAATTGAATTTGATAAACTTTGAAAACTTGAACTGACATATGAGATTTCCTTGTTGCTATCTATACATTCTTTATAGACTGATTCGTTTGAATTGTCAAGTATTATTTCACACTTTTAAATATTAAGCCTCGTCAATTAGAGTAAAATATTCCTCTTCATCTTTGCTCAGGTAAATCGCATCAAAAAGATTTTCTGGCACAACGCCCAGACCAACTACACGACGAGTTTGACAATAGTGTGCATAATCTTCACACTCTTTAATTTCTGGTAGATATGGGTGTGATGAAACGATGATTTCTTGTGTCATGTGATTCTCTTTCTTGTTAACTTATACATACTTTATATCAGTCGTATGTTAGGTTGTCAAGCAAAAAGTGGTTGCATTGTTTCGAAAACTTTGTTGTAAGCATTAACTTCTGCTTCATAGTATTCATAAAAATCTGAGTCGTCAGTAAAATGTGCATGGTCACAATTATAACTGGCACAATGTTCATCCCATACACGATTCATTGCTTCCATGCCTTCAAGCAAATCGCCACGACCATAAGAAGTCATTACTGTTTTAGCATCTTCAAAGGTAGTATCAAACTTATAAAAACTAGGGATTCTAAACATATTACATTCTCCGTTTTCTCAACTTATACATTCTTTATAAAGTGATTCGGTTAGAATGTCAAGTAAAAACTAAGAAAAAATATTGTTTATATTGCCTTCAAATATAAAATGTCCAGTGTGGTCTAATTTTACCAAAGGATCAAGCCATATCTTACCATCAAGATTTTGCCATCGTCTACAAAACGCATAGTCTTCTGATAGATATCTTTTTGTATCAGGTTCTAGATATGTATCAAAGAATAAGTATGTCCATTTTGCAAACTCTGGATCCATATTCAAATCATTATTAAAATAAAGATCGGGATATTCTTCAATCATTTTTATAATTACTTCACGCTTAATTAGCATGAAACCAGTTGCCGCATCTTTTAACTCTGTAAGACCATCTGTCATTTGTATTTGTGGTTCATCGCCGTCTAGATTATATCTAAAATTAAGTGCATAGTTTGAACCAACTGAATTTAATAAGTTTGCATCAATTGATGTATTATTTACAACATTATGTTTTATATTATTCCAGTTCAAATCTTTTTTAGGATATGCACCAACAATAATATCTTTATCATGTTGTAGCATATGTAAGATATCAAGTGCATCAAAATTTATATCTGCATCAATAAACATCATATGTGTTGCTTCTGGATTAGCCATGAAATATGCTACCATATGACATCTAGCACGTGATACTAAACTTTCGTTTGCACTAGTAGTCAGGGAGTATGGTATTTCATGTTTTGTGAACATCATATGTGCACGTGTCCATGATCTAAAAAACGGTTCTGTTACCTGTCCTCCATAGCAAGGAGTACAGTAATGAACATGTGTTTTTCTTATGAAATCTAAATCAATTTCTTTTCTAAATTGCAGGCAATGTTCTAATGCGCTATTGTTCAATTTTTATCCGCTTCATCAATTTATAGTTATATTATATTATACACGATTCTAAAGTATTTGTCAACTTCTTTGATCTTTAATCCAGTTCTTGGCCTGTGGCATAGATGGGGACTTAACTAAAAATTTATCAATTGCTCTATCAACTTCTAAGAAATTTGATTTACGTTCTGGATCTTCTAGGCCACCAGAGTTATCAACAATATGAAAATTTCCTGCGCCGAATAACTGCTGAAACTTCATAAGATTCTGCTGTACTGCTTGCCACATCTTAGTCACTTGTTGTCTTGGTAAACTTCTAGGACGATTTTCATTGCGCTCTTGTGCGACATCTTCACTTGTATTAACAAATAACATCATTGTTTCATAGCCAAGTTCTTTTAATTGTTCATTTGCTTTTTGAACTTTTGCTACATCTTTGCCAGTGCCATCAATAATAAGTCCTAGACGGCCTTCGATATGCAATTGTTGTTTATTCTTTGTAATCTGTTTTGCACGATTACGAATTTCTTGTCCTTCATCAGAATAGATATCATCTGGAGTCAATTCTTTTCCTGCTTTATCCATCATATATTCATAAATGTCATCTGAATTTACTGTTCTGAGACCAGTTCCTTTGAGCATCTTATTAGCAACAAAACTTTTGCCACTGCCAGGGCCGCCTGCCAGAAATACGGCTTTGAAAATATGAGGATCATTCACACCCTCTTCAATTGATTGTAGGATTTCATTGACACGCATTTATACTTACTCCAATAATTTGTTACAGGTATTTATCTAGGATTCAAAACTGTTTGTGATTTTATTGATTCCCACGATGTGATACTATTTGCTATTTTAGGAGAAACATTATTAATAATTCTAGTATGGCGTGGTTTTATACTATTAGTAAATAGAATACGCTTTTCTTCTTCTTTAACCGCATTAAAATCTGCGCCCGGCGATTCATATGTTAGTTCATTTCTCACACTATATAAGTCACGTAAGATTTTCTTATATCCAGAAAGTTCTTCAATTATTATCATTGCTTGTTTTTTTTGTCCAGTTTGGAATATAACTGAATCTGATTCAGTATATAATCTAATATCACTAATTGTATTTCTAATTAATGTCTGTTGTTCAGTTACATCTTTTCCTATAGTGGGTCTCCACTGTGATTTAAATGTTTTAGCGAGAACTGACACTAGTGGTAATTTATTTCCTTTGTTGTCAGTAGTTATATGATTGCCCGCGGTATCTATAATATCTGCATCTGATGCAGCAGATGCAATTTGTGGATTGGATGCAACACCTCTTAGGTCTGGTGTAACAATATTAGGCGCGGACCCACCTTGTGAAATACCAGCAATATCTTGGATACTAGGCGGTGAATCTAACTCAGGAATAGGCAATTGAGGTGTTTCTCCTCTGGATGCAGCAGAAATATTAGATGATGTTGCTGATATTGAATTACTACCAGTTAACGGTTTTTTAACGATACGTTCTGATCCATCAGATGAAGTAATGGTTTCAAATTCTGAACCTAATCCATTATTACCATTATATAAATCAAATAAGTATGAGTCTATTGGCTGATAGATACTTGCTGCTAAACTGAATGGCGATTGAGGGACTCCTGGCTGTGAAGATGCATTATCTATTGCACTACCAAGGATTGAGTCAACATCACCGGCAAACGCACGAGGATCTACCGAGGTAGGGATATTAAATCCAGAATTACCTGTTGGCAACGGAGCATTTAATAGTCCAGCAGCATTTTTTAATGCAGGTGATCCCGTATTCATCAATACTGCTAATTTGCATGGATCCAACATCGCACCAGCCATTGTCATTGCTGCTAGTTTATCTGCTATCTGTGATGCCATATTTGCAATATTTGCTATTTCTCCAAAGATTTGGTTTGCCACACTTGATACAGCATTCATCGCACTTGATGCCATGTTACCTAAATCACCTAGTATGCCTTTAATATTTGGCAATGCCCCTATCACAGAAGCCAATGCTCCATTAACTACGCTAGATATATTACTTATTAATAAATTAATATTATCAGATATCGGACCAACTAATCCTGAAATTATATTTGAAATATCACCTGAGATTCCATTAAAGAAATCCATAACACCAGTTTGATTGAGTATATTCAAGAGTGACGATTTTGCGCTATCCAATAGATTAAAGGCACTATCAAAACTACCTGACATTACACCCATTAATTCGTTGAATAGGCTACAACTATTATCTTGCTCACCAAAAGATTTATTAAGGCTTGACAAGGTGTCAGCATCTTGCAATGTCTGTGGTAAGTCTTGGATCTGTTGTTCAGTATGTAAATTTAAATTATTAAACATATCAATTGCAACAGTCCCTAACGTTGCACCAAGTAATATTTTATTAAAATCTAATCCAGTTTCCGCTAGTACTCCAGTAATAATTGTACTTTTAGCAAGAACGCTACCGCCATTACTGGTATCAGATAACAAATTAAAAGAATCATTTGCACTACTTAATGATGAAACACCTGGACTTGAATTGTATTCTGTATAGTTTGCAATACCATCTGTAGAAATTATACTGTATGGATTAGTAAAGTTATTATCGGATATTTCACTTGATATAATAGATAATGCTTCCTTTCTATTATATTGCTCTTCAGCCGCGTTTAATTCTGCTAACCGAGAAGGCGACAATTCAATTTTATTTGTTTCATCATAGTATTCTACCGGTGTATTAACTGTTTCGCCCAAAGACTCAAATATAATATCGTTTGCAGTAGGGGTATTTGATCCGGTTAGACTACCGCCACCTTTTCTTATAAATTCTTGATATAGTCTTTCAAATTCTGCTTCACTCATTGACATCTTATTCACCCATTAATATATGTTTTGGCTGCACCAGATGCTACTTTAATTCCACACGAATGAGAGTCATTGACTCTACCAAGTGGTCTACCGTTGACATAAACGTTAGGAGAACCTTGCACTAATGGAGTTACATGTGGAACACAAGACGGTGGTGATCCCATGGGTATATGGTGAGGAAAAGTTTTATCCCCTAGCCTATATGCAAGTTTACCTTCAATAATAACATTCTCACTGCCCATACCACACTTCCCAGGAGCACAAGGCGCATGGGGCGTTAACATATCTGTTGTTCTTGCAGCCTGTGGCATTATGTAATTAATCCTGGTGTATCTGGCACAACTAATCCGCTTGTTGCGGCTCTATATGCATCAGTTGTTTCTTTATTTGTTTTTAACACTGCTACTACTTTGTCTGCACTAAATGCCACTTCACCTTCTGCATCACCTGTAATAGTGAAAGGCTGAAATGCAGCACCTTGTGGTCCAATTGCGATAGTCAGCGGGCGGGCAAGAACAATTGTTTCAGTATTTTCACTTATCAATTTTCCTAATGCCTCTTGCCCACTCATAAGAGCAATGGTAACAATATCGTTTACTTTGTGTTTCGCTTGTACTAACATTTTATCCTCATTCTATTATGTTATATTTATTCTTTTAATTAACTTATACTATTATATGTCTCTGAATTTCAACGTATCTAAGATAAATTCTTTGGAGAAACGTTTCAAAACATCGAAGTCAGTGAGTGTATCCTCTACACGCTCAAGTATTCCACTACTCCTGTTTAATATCCATCCATCCACAACACATATAAGGTAGATATCACCGTATAGTAAATCGTGTATTAATAAAAGTTCAGGATCTTTATCTGGGCATGCATGATACACCGTATGGAAACAACCTAAACCGTTTCCACTGTTAGTGTAAAATTCTTCACTGATATATTCCCATACATCAGGCCAAGTCGAGGGATTATCATAGTTAAATCCGTGACTATGATATTTTAAACTTTTCCACCAATCTACTACTTCTTGTAAGTTAGTTTCTGTGAAATTGTTTTTAAGTTCAAGTCTTCTCTGACGCCACTCATAAAGAAGTGTCGATTTGTCATTCATTTACATTGACCATCTTTTTATTGTATAACTAATCTCAGTTGTATAAGTTGCATCCTGTACAAAGTGTATTATTAATTCATCATTTTCAACTTTAACATCAAATGTAATGTTAGAAAATTCTAACTCAGGTGCTACTGGTGGAGCAGGAACAGCAGGTGGTGTAGGATATAATGGATTAGGATACATTTCTGCTATATTATCAGCATTAAGATCCTGCCATAATTCTGTACTTTCATCTGTTAACTTAACTTGATTTACACCGTGTGGATAACCATTAATTACTTTCATAGTTCCTGTACGTAAGAATAAATTTCCTTCTACTGTACTTTCTTGCTTTAATGAATAATCAATAAAGAAAGTACTACATAATTCATAATGATATTTTAAGAATGCATCTTCAGTTATTTCAAATGTTTTCTTAAATAAACTAGAACGTTTGCCGCTATGGTGGGAATGTGATGATAGGTGTTGATCTGCGAATATTTGATTATATGTATTCTCAGTCAATACTTCTAAATTTTTGCGGGACCTTGCATAAAATGGCGCAGTAAATTCTGGGATTTCAATAAAACCAACATTTGTAGTATCAGCATAGTCAACATCTGATGGACTACCAACTAATGACTTTGTATAATAATATGCTCTATGTGTATTACTATAATCATATAGAGTATAATCATTTGAACCTGGTTGATCTTTTTCTTTAATATAAATTGTAGCAAGTCCAACTTCGGATGTTTCCGGTTCTGCGTATACTAACTGATAGTCTAATGTATTTAGAACTGCGATTGCCTCAGTTCTATAAGTTGGTAAAGTAGTATCATCATATCTATAATAGTTATTAATTTCTTCTATTGTCATCGAAGACAAATCAGAACCAAGCGGAACAGTTGCAACTCTAGGAGATAGTAAATCAAACTCTGATAACACAAGTGATAACCCATTCTGTATATCTCTGCTATAATCTATATAGTAATCACCATTTACAAGTTGTGATCCATCACTTCGTAGTGATGGCGTTGAAAGTGGAGTTATATCCAAGTCCTGTGTTTCAATATCAGTTGTGTGAAATTGAAAATCTTGATCACCTGTTCCCAGATGTTGCCATTCTCCTGCATCACTTCTATGCCAATAAGTAACTCTGTCCGGTCCAGTAATAACTGCAACATCACCATTTGCGCCGAGACCAGAATCTGGCTGAGACGGCGTTGTTGTGTAGTCTATGCTTGCGTTTAATGGATGATAATCAAGAATGTGATCTATGACCTCTGGTACCCATTCAGTATTATCCCACTTGAATAATCCAAAATTTGATTTATTCATATAAGTTGAATTATCATTGGGAGCAATATCCTGTGACGGCATCGCATCATTGTGTTTCATATATAAGGAAGTTACAGTTACATCTCTTACAGAATCGTATGTTACAGATGTTATAGTGCCTTGTGTATAATCTTCAACACCAATAACTTCTAATACTTCGCCATCTCCATTTAATGGACCAAGTGCAAGCGATGTAAACTGTACATTAACATCATTTGATGCGGCGCCCATAGTTCTATATTCAGTGTTGCCAATCTTTTTTATAATATATGTTTTTCCAGGATCAATTTCAGAAGATGGTATTCTGTTATTATCATATTTGTATTCTTTTAGATATACAGTTTCGCCAACTGTAAAATTCACATTGCCTTTCCATTCTACATTTTGTAAATAAAAATGCATTGCTTCAATTAAAGAATCAACGTCTTGAATATTTCTTATTACTAAATCTTCATCAATTTTTAAACCAGGTTCAGGATTATCATCACTATCTAACCAAGTTTGTATAACTGCATGAGCATTTGCAAATGCATCAAATTGAACTTCATCAATTGCATCATCTATGCCAACGAACAATTGGTTAGTATCTGTGGTGAAACCCATTTCACCTGTTTCTAATGTATCAACGCCTATTTCCTCACGGAGGCCGCGTCTTAGTAGAATTTTTACGTTTGTTATTGCCATTTCGTGTAACTCCTAGATTACATGTATTTATCAAAATACTCTTGAACCTTAGTAGCCCATAACAATGAATACTTGTCAAATTCTTCACCTTCTACAACAAACTCTTGATAATTCCCAAGATTATCTGCCTCAGCATCCCACCCAATCATCATAATAACAATAGTGCGGATATCAGTGCCATATAATTCATTATGTGCTGCTGCATATGCTGCGCCTTGCAAGAAGTAATCATCAATCCAAGCACGTTTTTTAGGCTTACGAGTTGTTTTGAAATCAATAATTGCTTGTTGTCCTTTATACACGCCAATACAATCTGCAGTTCCAGCATACAATCCTGGATAGTATAATGGCACTTCAGTTCCCCATACTTCACTGATCTTACTAAGTCCATCTTTGATAACAATATCTGATAATTCTTTAGCCATCTGATGTATAAGGTTTGATCCACTTGGTCTATCTTCTTCAAGAATAAACTTTTCTAAGTGTAGGTGTACTTGTGTGCCAATGCCAGTAGCAAGGTTCATAATACGATTGGCTTCTTCATTTCCGACACGTTTTCGCCATTCATGTAACGCAGTTTTATCCGCAAGTGCACTCAAAACTGTCGTGACACTTGGCAAGGGCTTACCCTCAGGTGTTTGATAATGACGGGACCCGTCAAGATTGACACGTGATAGGGGAGCATAGGTATAAGTTTCTTTTAACATAGTCTTATTATACTATACTTTCATACAAATTACAAGTCTTTATTTACTATAACACTCCGTTTTCAAGAAAAAAGCGTAAGAGAAAACCCTTACGCTTCAATATATTATAATTTTTTAAATTAATTACAAATGTTTTTTTAATTCTTCAATCATAGTTACTTTTGTATGTCTACGATCTAGTTGAACGCCTAGATTTTCATCTGCCCATACATCTATTTCCTTCTTAGTCATAGATGTAAAATCAGGAGTAGTTTTTTCTTTTTTATCATTTTTAGTTTCTACTACTATACTTGGTGCGGCCATGTCTACTGTAATTGGAGCAACTGTTTCAACTACTGCATCTTTTACTTTTTCTTCAACTGCAACTTGAATTTGTTCTTTTTCAAGTTTTTCCGCTACAGATGCTGCCTGTGACTCTGCAATTAGTGCAGCATTTTCTCTTGCTGCTTTATTTGCAAGTGTCTCTCTGCGTCTTTCTGCGACTTCTGGAGATAACGTTTTCAAAACTTCTTCAGTTGTATTATTCTCAATAGATTTAAGTAAATCCTTCATTTCTTTTTTAGAAACTATTTTCGGTTCTTTACCGCCTTTAATAATAAGTGGCATTATTTGATTCTCCTTGATGTTGCTTTAGTAGCGAGTTTTTTTACAGTATCTCTAGAATCATCATCGTTATTTGATGTGGGGACAAACTCTAGATCAATACTATTTAAACTTGCATTACTAACATATTTACTATTTGATAACATATCAATTAAACTTTCAGCAGTCATTGAATGACCTAAATCATTTAATTCACGCACCATTATATCAGTTCCAATGGTATTAATATCATTCGCTTTTAAGCGAACAAGATATACATTTATATCATTAATAAGTTGTGACTTATAATTTTCATTTTCGCTTAAAAGTGTTGAAATTTTCATATTATTATCTCTTTGCTCTGCCTAGAGGTTCATCATCAGGTCCAGATGCTGCCTCATCACCACCTGCAAAATCTACTTCGACATCATCTTCAAAATCATCTTGCATATCACCGCCGATTACATCACCAGCAGACATATCATCTGATGGTTTTTCGCCATTTAAAACCAAAACTGCATCATTTACAGCATCTTTTGTTGAACGTGCTTGTCCAAGTAATCCTGCTACTGCATCGTTCACTGCGTCTTTAAATGCTGCTGCACTGTCTGCACCGTGTGAATATGCCATTTCGTCCGTAAGTGGACCAAGTTGATCGTTTTGTAGTTTACCTAATTTTTCAATCATATCCTGTAGTTCATCTACCATACCACGTGCCGCCATCAGAACTTCTGCTTCTGCTGCATCACTTTCAAGCAACGTATTAAGTTGTGCAAGTAGGCCTTCTTCTAATTTTTCTCTTTTCATTGTATATTCCTTTGGCTCTTCATATGAATTTTCATATTTTGTAGCATTATTTTCATATGATGGCACATCGCCTTCATTTGCTTTTTCTGCTTTAGCTGCATGTACTGCTTTACGCTGTGCGTCAGACTTATATTTGCCTTCAGTTGCTACTTTTTCTTCAATGACTTCGTAATCGCCGCCTGATGATGCAGATTTCATTACTGCGGCGTCTTGTGCTTCTTTACGGGTTTTATATGTTTTATCTGATACGCCATATCCACGTGTTTTGTCACGGATTTTAAAGCCCTCTGATACTGATTCATTCTTTAAGAATGCTGGCTTATCATCTTTGGTGCCCATCTTGCCATCTTTGCCGGCATCCATTGGCATCTTATCTGATTTGGCTTTCTTCTTAGCCGGCGCTTTGCCTTTTTTCTTTGCATCTTGATATGCTTTTAAACCTGCTGGTAATTCACCTTCTGCAACGTGTGCTTTTAGTAGTGATTTGATTGTTTCAATCATAAGCATGTTTTCGACATATGCACGATCCTGATGGTCTGCTGTCATTTCACGCTTTTGTGCTTCTAATTGTGCTTTCGCTTCTCTTAGTGATTCAAGATCACCATCTACTTCATAACCAAAGTTGCTTTTCATATACTCATTCATTTTTGAAGAGATAGCAACTGGGTTAGAGTTGTAAAAAATTGTTTTTCTCATGGTATTTGCCCCAATACATTAAGTTATATTATGTATTTATCTTTTTAGTTTCATTTTCTAATTTACTTAATTGACTCATATATAGATTTAATACTACGTTTAGCACTTCCTGCTTCTGATTTTGCTCTAGTAAATCTAGCCTCAGCAATATCCATTTTACTAATATCTTTACGCTTTTTTGCTTTTGCATATGTATCTTTATATTGAATTGCATCAAAATAGAACTGCTCAAATATAGCATTAGCTGCCATTATTTTTGTTAACTCCGGTGAGTTTATTTTTTTACCAGAATTCATATGTTTCGTAATAACATATGCAGTCTCATATAAACAAATGTTCTCAAATAATGTATCGTTTGAACGATGGTCTCTGATATCATAAAACCCGTCATCTGTTTTTTCAACACTAAACATTCCTACTTTTACACCGTTTAGTGTCTTCGTAGACTCATTCATTGTTGTTGCAACCTTTTTACTAACATTTGCACTTGCATTATTAAATGCACTCATAATGTTTTCCATTGCTTTGATATCCGCAGTTTTGACACCGTGTGATACATCAATATGCCCAGAATCTTCCATTACTTGTTTTTCATGGGCGACTTGTTCTTTTAATGCAGTTTTGTCACCGTTAAGTGCCTTCATTAAATTAGACATTGCATTCACATCTTGTTTACTAGGTGCTGTCATTTTGTCCTCCGTTAGTTGACTCTATATCCACGTAGTGTTGGTACTAACACGCCCTTATGTACTAATTTATCAGCAATAATTACTGAGCGGTCACTTAATTGAGATTCATTAACGTATTCATTTTCTGAAAAAAACTGGTTTAATAAATCACTTTCTTCTTCGGTGATCATAACATAAATGCCACCTAAAACTTCTTGTAATTTCATTTTAAACTCCTTTTATTTATTGAGTTTATTTAATAGACTTCTAAACTGTTGTGCTGTTTTTGGATCATTGGCAAGTGCACTAACAGACTTAGCTTGCTGTGACATTGCAAAACGCTGAACAGGTGTTAATACTTTGCCTTGTTCGGCTCTATCTAGTGCTTTCGCTGCTTGTTGGCCGCTAATGCCGCCCAAAGCTTTCTTGCCCAATCGTTGCATTGCTTGTGCTTTCTTTGACATTGTAGAAGGATCAGCATCTGCATCTGGCTGTTGTTGTGCTTGAGCCTGCTGCACGCCCTTCATTTCACCTGGTGTTAATGAAGTACGAGTTCCTTGTGATCCTGTCGAATAGGCTTCATCAATACTAAGACCCAGAACCTCTTTAGCGACATCTTCGTTTCTATCACGTAATGCCCTCATTAATTCAACATACTTACCAAAATCAAGAGTTTTCATTCGTTTACGGACATCATCATCGCTCGATCCAACTAAATCTGCGATACCAGTCAATCTTGTATTATAAGTTTCAGTGACCATTGCGTTTTCTATACTATCTTTTAATCCCATTATTTCTCTACCTATTCAGCATTTTTAAGCGTTTACTTGCTGGATTCATTCGCTTAGTCATTTTTGATTTTCGTGCCATACGAGAACCCATTTTTGCTTTAGTTTTTGCTAATGTAAATCGTTTCTTAACATTCACTGGCTTAAAACATGCAGTAGGATTAGCAACTGTCTTACCTTTTAATCTACCAGATGAACAACGATATTTACGTACTACCTTTTTACCACTACGGGCATAAACAAGTTTTGCTTCATAAAACTCTTCATCAGTTGTTACAATTTCTTCTATAAGCATTATATCACCTTAAACACAGAAGTCAATAGTGCAATTAGCAATGTACCAAATAATGTTGAACTTGCCCATACAACTATCTTTTTTAACTCTGTAAATTGTTCCTTTGTATCTAATGTTTGACGTTCTACTAATGTTTCTAACCGCCTAATTGAATCATCTAATTTCTTAAATCGTTCATGATTAACTGCTACATGAGTTTCTAAACTCTGCATCTCAAGTGCTGCTAATTGCGGTTCATTTATAGACATCGTTCTTCTCCACTAAATGTTATATGTATTTATCATTTTAGTTTAGAAGAATTATCCACATATAAAAAAAACCCAGTAAAACTGGGTTTTTTCTTTACATTCACTGCTTAATGGGGTATCTCCACATTCTATTTCATTATGCGAATGATTCCAAGACCATACTAGGTAGTGGGCGCTCATTAGAATGTAGATTTATAGTAGTTCTGACATCTCAAATTCCATTGTGATAGGATCAATTGGCACACCATCAATATCTACACCGTAGAATATTTCTTTAAGTAATGCGACATTATCGCCACTACGTTGAAATGCTTGCCCATGCTCTACAGCAAATTTAAAAATCATACCATTACCAGTTAGTGTCGGTGCTAGACCAGTAAGTGATACTGGAATAGGACTATTCATAATTACAGGTTGGGCCACCAGATTGATTAGATTACAAACATCATCAAAATTTTGTTGTGACTGATCTAAGATATCACCGGTTGAGGTGATGTCTAATGTTTTTACATATATTGTATAAAAATTCAAGTTACCTGATAGATTTTCACTTGAACCTGCAGCACCGTGTATTCTTGCCATATTATTTCTCCATATTATATTATATTATATTAGTATTATTAATGTGCAGTGAACCCAGATGGCGGAGTGTAAACGACATCATTTCCAACGTTAAAATATCCACCGAAACTTATGGCATTAGAGCTTCTGGAACCAGCAAAAATGACTGGCGGCACGCTATTTGTAGAATAAACCGCCCCTGACCCAGATGCTGGATCACTGGGCCACCAGTTAGCATTATTCTTATTAATCCAAATTTCTCCAGTTGCACTATCATATGCAAATTGTATTACATCCGATTCTCGAACTGGTGCCCCAAGACCCATGTCAGTTAAGTTACTTGTGCCATTTGTCTTCGTGATTATTCTCCCAGTATCAAGCGTATAGGCATGCGATCCGTCTTCCATGCCAAAGCCGAACTGTGTTTGATCTGATCCTGCCACTCCTATCATACCTGACGTTGATTCAGCCCATGCCGCTGAATAGTGCGACCATATAAACTCAAAGTATTTTTTCCCTGCACTAAGAGTGTTACTTGGAACAGCATTAGTTAAATTAGCTCCAGTAGTATCACCTGTAAAAATGAATCCGTCCTTATATGTGGTCGGGTTGCTGCCAAACGATAAGGTGGTCTCGTTCATTCGAGAATCTGTAGTAAATGTAATAGGAGTAGTAAAACTCAGTGCTGCGGTAGTAGTAGTAGATATAACGTGTATTCCATCAGTTGCTTTTGCACGGAATGTAAAGCTTCCAGCATTTAATCCAATTGTACTTGGCGTTAACGTAAATGTTCCATCATTATTATTTACAATTGTTGCTTGTGCTTGATTGCTTGGACTTGTATCATATGTATATGTTATATCAAATCCTTCTGGATCTGTTGCTGCAACAGTTAGTGTGTTTGCAGTGCCGTCTGAATTTAATGCTACTGAACTTGGTAATTCTGTTGTCCATGTAGGCGATTCATCTGGGCCTGCCCAAACTTTAATCCATTCACTGCCATTGTTTATATGTAGTGTGTCAGAATCACTAAGAAATGCTAAATCACCCTCATTTGCTGCAGCCGCATCACGTGCAGCAATACTAGCATATATTGTGACACCACCGCCAGATGATATGGCGCCGCCACCTGAACCAACTGTATGTCCACCAACAGTTGCACCATCGTGTACTACTAATTGATTTGTAGTTGTATTCACCGTTACTTCACCTGCTGCACCAGTGAATGATGCGTGTTCTGCAGTTGTCCCACGTCTGAATTTGACTGAGTAAGCCATATTATTTTCTCCCTTATGGTGTATATGAGTATTTATCAATATCTGATGATAATTAAAAACAAAAAAAGACCCAGCATAGCCGGGTCTTTATACTCTAATAGATAGAAGTTATGTATTAGTAATCAAAGTCTGTTACTGTATAACCTGCACCTAGTTCTGCTTGTAGGTCTGCTGCATTCCATGCGCCGTTGTTTTCAACTGCAACACGTTCGCCGCCTGCACCTAGAATTACAACTGTTGCTCTCATACCAACTGTTTCAACAACTAGTTTCATGTCTACTGCTGATGTGTGTGCGATTGTGAAATGTACTAGTGATCCTGTTAGGAATTGACCTGCATCATATGATTCATGTACTTTTGCTACCATTTTATTTCTCCATTAAAATTTATTGAGACTTTATCATCTCTATACTTTTATTTATCCTTTTTACGCCAACAATTGTATGTTACTTTCTTCTAGATTGAAATTTAGTTAGACCAGATTTTGTTGGTCTATCATATGTTGTTTTTGCAGCACGTTTGCCCAATGCTTCTGCACCTTTAACTAAAGCATACGCTCCACCAATCACAGCGGCGCCTTTAGCAGCACCTTTAACAATAGGGCGATTCCAAATCTTTTTCTTCTTATCGTTTCTATCATTAACCATATAGTTACCACGCTTTTGAAAAGAAAGTAATGGTTGTGTAAACTCACTACGCATTGCTTTAGAACGCATATATTGAACACTACGTGTTACCACTAGTGCACGTTGATTTTGATTCAAATTATCCCAATCTCCAACCAATCTACGCATTGATTTCAACATACTATCTTGAATATTTAATTGGCGTTGGAATCTAAGTAGCATTTTTTGCTCATATCCTGAATCAGTTTTATTGTTGCCAATATGAGTTAGATATTGCACTAAATCTGCTTTTTTGAGTGATAATCTTTTCTTAGCGATTACATCTTTTTCATTACTATTATCTTGGTCTTTGCCCATCAAACGATTTAAAGAAATATATAGATCCGTTCCACTTGTTCTAAATGTATCAAAATTTCTAAATGATCCAGTACGTTTGGCATATTCACTTGCCAATGGCGCATAATCATAATCTTTATTGAAAATATTTAATAACATTAAATACATGAATGAAATTTCAGCAGCATCATCTAAATTAACTTCGCTTGCTATCTTTTTATTTCTAAACAAACGGCTTTCAGTTAGTTCATGTACTAATTGTAAACTGTTGTCATTGTTATCATCAATGTCGTGACCGCCATATATTTTTGCCCATTGACTTGCTGTATACTTTTTATCATCTGCCATGCTTTATTTCCTTTTATCTAGTATATCCTTCATGACATTTGTTGCTGTATTGGTAAAGCAGCGCGGTGCCACACTATGTATTAATAATGCTGGCACCAATAATTGCAATTTTACTGCAGCACTTAGCGCAGTAGCCATATGTTGCAATCCACTTTCATTAACACTTTCTAAATGCTCTTTACATTTTTTACTAAACATTATTTTATCTTTCTTTTGTCATGTTTGCAGCACTAAAACCGCTGCGATTAACTAATTTACTATCACCCTGACCAATAACGTAGCCTTCGCCACCTCGCTGTCCATTCGTATATGCCTCTACATCTGCATCACTTGCATCTAATTGTGCAATTATATCATTTTTTACTTTCATAATGCCCATTATTACTGTAAATAATGCCTTCATTCCTTCAGCATTGTTATTTACATGATTGTTCATTCTATCTTTCATCTGTTCAGACATTTTAGCAGTTGCTATCCATTTTGACCAATCACCTGTTAAGTTATCTAACTTACGTGCTTTTGTCATATTATTGACATATGTATAAAGTGCTTTTTTGAAACTTGATAACTTGTTTGATTTTAAAAAATTATCATCTAACAACATATCTATTTTATTGGCACTAGAATTTGCAATGCTTGCTACTTTGTCTAAATCATCTGCTTTTACCCTTGGGCCCTTTGTGAGTGTCACTGGTGGCATGATAAGAAGATTACCTGAGTTTAACTCTGATATATCTACTTTACTTTTTGTTCCATCAAGTTCAATCTTAGCATGTAACACTACACCTGATTGACTTTTTGATATTTGTTTACCAATATCACTATTACTACGAACACGATACGTTACCGTATTTGGTGTGAAAACGAAATACCCATCTTCAACACTTGGTTTTGTAAAATATAATAAGTCACCATGCACATAACCTCTAAAGTTTTCTGGCGTTGCTGCTTCATATATATCCCATATATTTGTCATCTGTTTTACAAATGCCTTGCGGTTAGCATCCGGTGCTTCTTTGCCGCGTCTTAAAAACATTGATGCCATGTCATTTTTACTTGTTACTTTTCCATCATATCCTTTTGCACCAAAGCCACTCTTGTCTGTTAATACAAATTCACCATTCTCATTGCGACCAAAGATCACCGCAGGCGAACCATCCCATTTAACAGTAACATTTTCAGGAGATTTCTCTAAATTCTTTAATGTTTCAATCGACTTTGCAACACCTTTTGAACCATGCCAAATAGCAAAGTCTTCAACGTGTTGAATACGTGCATCTGATTCACGTAATGGAGATTTAGCCTCTTCACTTAACTCAGTTGGAACACCAGCATTTTGTATACTTGGATTATCTTTATAATTTTTAAAAATATCTGCGGCTATATTAGGAGGATAATTCTTTTTAATTGCAGCGTATAACGTTTCAAAACTATACAAATCATCAACACTATCTAATTTTAGTATCTTTGCCCAGTCTTTAGGACTTTTGAATGGTCCATTAATAACTTCATTCTTATTTGCTTTTGTATATCCCAATCCATTTTTCTTTTTAACTGGTCTGCGCACTACACGCACCATGCCATCGGTAGGGGAAAACATCCAACGCTCTAGTTCTAGAGGTCTACCATCACTAGTTTTATCATCACTTGCAACAACATCTAACACACCGGCAATAGTTGCTATCATAATATTACGATGAACGCCTTTGTAATTACTGTGTTTGCCGTCCTTACTCATTGATTTTGAATGAGGCGAATGGTAATAATTCTTCATAAAATCTACATCACCCGGCATAAAGTCAATTTGTACTTTACCGGTGCGTGGTTTGTCGCCATCTTTTTTGTTTGGATCAAAGCCAACAATATCTACTACGGTCATAAACACACTTGACTTTTTTATATCTTGTATTATTGACGAAGCACGTAATCTTTTCTCAAATTCATCACGTTTATCACTATCCAATTGCACTGCAATATCAATGTCACCCGAAAATTCTTTTTTACCAACACTACCTAGTGCATTTTTCAATAATGGTATGCCTAGTTCTTTTTCTAATTTTTTTAATGTAGGAGCAATTTCAGAATGGTGTATAACGCCAACTCCGGGCATTTTCCCACCTTCATTAATTTGTGCATCATCAAGTAAGTTCTTCATACGATTATGTAGACCCACTTGTTTTAAGCGTGGTTTTCTTGGACCTCGGAATCGACGTTCAATTCCTTGATTTAAAATTATATCTGATATCTTCATTTCTTATCCCCAAATGGATTTTCACCAGTTAGTTGTGGTCTTGCAAACCATAACTTAAACCACTCATCCGTTCCAGGTTGTATATTATTCTTTTTCTGATACTCACCTTTTTCTTGGCCAGTATGTGAGATATTCTCCTGATGTTGTGATACATCATAAGGCTTATATATACCTGCTAGAACCTTTAGTTGGTGTAACTGTTGTTCAAAATCCATTATTTGTCTACACTATTCATGCCTCGCTTAAATTTACGCGGGTCTTTTGTGCGGATACTATTAACTAAACGTTTTTGTAAATCATTTGCAGTATCTTCATCAAAATTATTTTCAATGAATTCCATTAAATGTATTGCACCTGCAATAAGGTGTTCGCCCTTTTGTTCAACCAGACGTTTATTATCTTTATCATAAGACATGCTGTTTAGTTCTTCAAATAGACTTTTACGTTTCATAACAATTCTCCGTTAAGTGTATTTATCAAGTTTCATCAAAAGCGGAACGACTTTTAGTTTTAAGCATTGCTCTAAGTGAACTTGCAGCCTGTGTCTTTTCAAATACGGGGGTATCATCATCTTCTGATTTATTTAGAGTTGTTTTCTTTCTAAGTTGATCAACAACACTTGTAGTACTTCCACTATTGCTTGGGGTACCAACACCATTACTATCTTGATCTGGATCATCTGAAATGCGTAAACTATCTCTATCAAATAATAAACTTACTTTACTACCTACACCAGAAGATGAACGTGTTTTCAGTAGTTGTAATTGATATTGACCACGTTCACGCATTGCATTTGATGTAAAGATACCGATAACATTATCCGCTGTTTGAATTTTACTAATACCACCAGCAATATGAGAATGATCAAATTCAATTTCTTCAACCGCACTACGATTTAACTGCGATGCAGTCACAGTAACAGTCTGAGTTTCCATAGAAAAGTTACGCATTTCTTCTGTAACATATTTGTCTTTGGTGAAGGTATCACCTGCAGGTACTTTTTTAGTTGCGGGCATTAACAAATCTAGATAGTCAATACACATACAATCAACTGTTTTGCCAGTTTGTATCTGAAGTTCTTTCAAGTAAGACCGTAGATCATTGATTGTTGAACCACTCGGAAGATACTTTATACGTAGCATACCGGACTGTTTGCCTTTCGCTTTAACTTGTAGTTCAACATCGTCTAGGTCTTTAAAAATGCGTCTAGTACTGCGGTCCGTCTGCATTGCATACATACGCATACTTGAAAGTTCCTCGGATAACTCCAATGTGAAGTAGACACAATTCAACCCAGCCTCCGCCCAATTCAGGCTCATATTTTGCATAAAAAGGGATTTACCTGCCCCGGAGCCGCCTGCAAAAATCGTAATCTCCCCACGATTAATGCCACCATATAACTTATCATCAAGAGATTTCCAACCAGTCGTAATCTGACCATTGTTGTCTTTCATCCGTTCAAGCACACCTCTAGGATCAGCAAAATAATCTGTTCCTAAACTACGTGCCAGTCCAATTTGAACAGCCTCTTTGATTCTAAGTTCTACTTCACCGTACTTGCCAGTCTCAAGTAAATCTGTGCTATCGATAATAGCCTTCTCAATAGCCTTGTGACGGCAAAATGTCTCAAACTCATCTACAAACCATTCTTCATGCTGGGTTATGTTGTCCAACTTCTCAATATCTTGCCCCGTTTCTGCCTTAATAATTGCAGTATCTGGCAGTGTAGAATAATCTTCACTATAATCAATAAGTTGTTTGACCACAGGACGAACACTGCGGTCGAAATATTCAGGCTTGATAATCCCTCTGATCCTAGTATATAGTTCAGGATTAGTAACCATGAATTGAATGAATAGTTTCTGTAAGTCTGGGCTATAATTTTTTACTTCTGACATTTGTATATTATATCATTTCTCTGTATAAAGGTCAACACTTTTAATCAAACAGTGCTGGATTTAAATTATTTT